TGAACATGAGTTCTATACCAGGTTGTATCCCAGGAGCAAACTGCTGCGTAAGCTGCTTCGTTGGCAGCTTTACAATGGTGGGGTTGCAAGGGCTGCTGATGGTATTGTCAAGTTTGGTATGGAAGGCACCAGATCCTCTGGTGACCTGAATACCAGTCTTGGTAATTGTATCATTATGTGTGCACTTGTTTGGGATTATGCACAGACTATTGGAGTGGATATTGAATTGGCCAATAACGGCGATGATTGCGTTGTGTTTCTCAATAGGAGTAGCGAGTATTATTTCCGCGCGAACGTGACCACTTGGTTTCGTAAACGCGGGTTTACTATGCAGGTCGAACCGACCTGCTATGAGTTTGAGCATGTGGAATTTTGCCAAACTCATCCCGTGCTCCTCAGCACAGGATGGCGCATGGTTCGTAACCTTGCGGCCGTCCTTACCAAGGATCCCATGTGTTTGGTGCCTATACCGAATGTTAAGGTGCTACGCAAGTGGTTGGATGCTGTTGGTACTTGTGGTGGGATACTCTGTGGTGGAGTACCTGTCCTTGGTGCTTTTTATGAGTGCTTCAAGCGCCATGGCCTACCGTGTGGTAAGCTAATTGATGAGGTTTACCGAAACCGTGCCCAACTCCAGTTAGGTGTTGGACTACAGCGTGCAGTGGTGACTGCTCGTTCTCGAGTGTCGTTTTATTATGCTTTTGGAGTTTTACCTGATGAGCAGATACAGCTCGAATTGTACTACGACAATCTTGAACTTGATTTGCAGTTACCTGAGGGTGTTGAACGACAATTCATGCCTTCACTTCCTGGGCTTAATGCTGTTTTGTCCGATATAATAAACTGGCAGCATGGTTAAGAAGTCCAAAAGAGTAGTCGTAGCGCGCCCTACACCAGCTAGGCGTAAGAAGAAGACTGAATCCGAGCTTACTAGGCTCGGTGCTGCTTTGAGGTCACTAGGAGCGATTGGTGGTGGAGCCGTCGGTGGTCTCGTTGGGATGCCGTCTGCCGGCTCCAACTTGGGGTCCAACCTCGGGGCATCTTTGTCCCGTTGGTTGGGTTCCGGTGATTATGAAGTGTCCAAGAATAGCTTGGTCACACGTGCCTCCAATGGCATACCCGCGATGCATAAGACGGACCAGAAAATTATGGTTCGTCACCGCGAGTTTGTCGCTGAGGTTCGCTCTTCAACCTCATACAGCGTGCAACGTTCTTTTTCTTTGAATCCTGGAGTTCAGGCCACATTTCCGTGGCTAGCGAAAATCGCCTCCTCATACCAGACTTACAGCATCAAGGGGATGGTGTGGCATTACGTACCTACAAGTGGTTCTGCAATTTCTGGCACCAACAATGCGTTGGGTTCTGTTATGTTGCAGACCTCCTATAGGTCGAACGACTCTCCGCCTTCCACGAAGACTGAACTCTTGAATGAGTACTGGTCTTGCGAAGCGGTTCCGTCGGAAGCGTTCTGTCACCCCATCGAGTGTGCGCCCAAGGAGAACCCCTTTCAGGTTCAGTATATCCGTGGGCTTGATGTACCGGAGGGTGACAACATTTTGTTGTATGACCTCGGTACCACACACTTAGCTGTTAGTGGTATGCAGGCTGACGATGTTGTTGTGGGGGATCTTTGGGTAACTTACGAGGTTGAGCTTAGCAAACCAGTTGTCGCGAGTAATATTACTGGTGCTGATTTCTGGTATGCTGCTCTCTCATATAGTTCACCCTCAACCAGTGACATGTTTGGTGTCCAAACCGCTGTAACTGGGAATCTTCCGATCTCCATCAACAACCGCACCATTACCATCCCTCGTGGGTTCTATGGTGAATTCCAGTTGTTCGTCTTTTTCACCGCCGCCACACTTACTAACATCACCATGACTGGCAACCCCACACTTACCAATTGCACTGGTAGTCCTGTCTTTGCAGATGGGGCTGCCGATCTCAACCGTTTTGAGATGAATGGTAGTGGTGGTGTCAGCACGGGGACGTTAGTGTATGGTACTGGTGTGACAAAGGCCAATCGTGAATCGGTGGCTACTGTTGTATTGCCTAGTTATACAGCTACAGCAGGACCAACGACGTCTCGGCTAATTGTCATTGGCAACTACGAATAAATTGTGCTACTATTTATAAAACTCGCAAATAAAAAATAGAAAATCAGGTGACTAACATCAGGTAGTTCATGGTTGTTAGGGGTAAGGGTCTGAACCCCTAACACGGACGTGCCATGTCCCGCTCAGACCGTTGTCTCTTCACCTATAAAACCCATAAATACGCTTTTC